TAATGACTACTGTCGTATTGATTGTTCTGCACATTTCTTCTATAAAGATGACAGATTCTACATTCCAGAGAATGTACGGGAGAGATTCAGGAAAATTGTCAAAGAAAATGTGATGTGGAACATTGAAGAATGGTTCGGAGACTTAAAAGGAGCGATAAACAAATTCAATCGAGAAGCTAAATGGATTGGTTATACAAAATTCATATTTTACATGATGGCTTTGTCCGGTTGGGCTGTAGCTGCTGTGTTGTTTCTTATGCGTTAAAGGAGAAAGGAGACCGAATACAGACATGCAGCCCAATGAAATAATAAATATAATATTGGATAATGGTCATATATCATTGCATAGATACAGTGACAATCCAAGTGAAATAATATTGTCATCCCTGTTTGTAAGAAAACAAAGACGAAATGGGAACGGAATCAATTTAATGCTTCGTGCAGAACAAATAGCCAAAGGATTAGGATGTGTCCGTGTATTTCTTGAGGCAAAGAAAGGTAGTTGGCAAGAGAAATGGTATCAACGATTAGGATATAACTACTGTGAATGTTGCCAAGAAAGAAGCGGACTAATATGGATGAAAAAAAACTTAGACAAATGAAAAGATACAGAATATACAGATACGGACTTTTTGACCACATTTTTGACGTTCAAGTGAAAAAATGGTATGGCTGGGTACTTGTTAAGAGGTTTAAGGCAGATATAAGTTCTGATGACACAATGATAGATAATATTTATTATTGTGAAATGTTATCCAAGGAACTTTTGGAAAAATTGGAGGAGGAATTATGAAATCAAAACAAGTATTATCAGTCGAACAGATGAAGCATTTGAAGGAGCTTGGGCTGGACACAAGCGATGGAAGCATGTGTTGGTGCTACGCTCTTTCTTATAAAAATGCAAAATGGGAACTTGAAATATATGAAGATGTAATTAATCAAAAACGAGATAGTGCATTTTGGGAAATAATTTCCACTTACACTTTGCAGGACATTCTCGACAAGTTGCCGACACTTATAATTATAAGTTCCGATTTTTATAAGATTTGCATTGAACCGTCTTGTGGATATTGGGATATATATTACTATAAATCTGATGCTACAGAACTTATCTCGAAAAAGTCTGAAAATATTATTGATGCAGCCTACGAGACGCTTTGCTGGTGCGTTGAAAATGGATATATCGGAAAGGAGAATAACTATGAATGATGAAGAAATACGGAATTTAATCAAGATTCAGTTGCGACATCTAAGTAAAGAACTGTTGATAGACGCTCTTACTGATATTTGTATGGCAAATCCTGTATTTAGAATGACAAACGTTTTGGGCAGTTTACAATGTTTCAATATAAGAGACGTTATAGATGGGGTACAACGAATAAATATGAGTTTTGATCCATTAAAACGAATATCAGAGAAGGAGGTGAATCATGGATAGTGTACAGACACAAACCCTTTCCATTCAGGGAGATGGAGGTGGTGAAGCATATATTAATTTTTGTAATGGAAGCTTATGTGTTTCTGTTGTAGTAGAAGGCAAGCAGGCGGACTTTCATTTTGATGATATTACTTTGAATGTGTTTGCTTATGCTTATAAATTGCATTGTGAAGAATGCAAAAAAAAGGAAGGAAAACAAATAACGAAAGGAGAATAATCATGGAAGTAAAGAACGGAATAATAATAGACGGAGTGCTGCATGAAGCTATAATTAAAAGCGAACTTGACAATGAATTTTATTGTGAGGATTGCTCTTTATATAGCTTCTGCCACGGAGGTTTTGATGAAAGATGCGCGATGTTTAGCGCTGATGGATTTGTCATTCATGGCAAAGTAAAAATAGATAAGGAGGAATAATTAAAATGGATATAGTACCTATTATAACAAAAGATAATCTTTCTAAGGAACAGATAGAATATCTGCAAAAGCAGCAAACAGAATATAAATTAATCAATAGGATTAAGAAGAATCCGGGACATATCTTGTTCTCTTTTAATCGAAAAACAGGGGAAATCAAGAGAGCTTCTATTATACACAAGGTTGCTATTGGCTTTAATGGGCTTCCTGTAACCAAAGCTGAAACGGTTATAGAACCTGATTGCTATTACGACCAATCCTTGAATGAAAAGAATTTTAGAAAGAAATTGAAGAGAATTGGATTGTTAAGTATTTAATCGAACAATTTAAAGAAAAGGAGGAATAACCATGCCAACAATACTAAAAGAAACTTATCCAACAGCCAAGAAAGAGCATATATGTGAGTTTTGTGGCTATAAGATACAGCCGGGACAAAAATATGTTCGCCAGACAAATGTATATGACGGAGTCGTGTATGACTTTATCACACATCAAGAATGTAAGGAAGTTGCCCATGAATTGAGAATGTACGATGATTGTGATGACAATGGATTATGCGGAGAACAGTTTAGGGAAGAATTGGACTCATACGTATACGCCAATCATTACGATGATGAAGCGGATGATATTTGTTCTGATTGGCAGTTATCTCACTATGAGATAGCGAAAAAGGTATTGAAAGAACTTAAAAATGAATAGTCATGACCGAAGAATTTGTAACATTAGAGACAGCAAAGATTCTGAAAGAGAAAGGGTTTAATGAGCCATATTCGCTTGCTATTAATGTTGAAGATAGCAGACAATATACGACCAGTAGAACAAATAGTGAGTTACCGATAAAAGTATGTACCCAACCGCCACAATCCATCGCCCAAAAATGGATACGTGAAACCAAGGACCTACATATTTCCATCATTAGAAACGCTTGCGGCTATGGCTATGATATATGCAAGGCTGATAATGGAACTCATATAACTGATGGGGTATTAAAAGGTCCTAATGATGGTGGACAGTGGAATACCTACGAGGAAGCACTTGAAGCCGGAATACAAGAAGTATTAAAACTTATATAACCATTATGAACAAAGGAATTTACACAAAAGAAAATGTAGGTAATGGTGTATTTATCTTTACCGTCAATAAGAATTTTGTAGAACCTAAATTTTGGGGACTGCATGAAGAAAACGAACAGGCACAATGTGTAGTTATTATCCATGATGGCAATGCTTTATTCTTCTATCCGGAAGATATGGATAATGATACCCATATTCTTCTTGATTGGGAGAAAGAGCAAACAGGAAAGATATATCCAACCACAGAAGAAGGCATGAAGGATACCGATGGAATAGGCAATACCAAAGCATTGGCTGCATCCGGAAGCGAAATTGCTGAGAAAGTCATAGCATTGGACTTATGTGGATTAAGTTGGCGCATTCCTACACTACAAGAGAGTGTCTTAGGGTATGAACATAAGGTTATGCTGAATGCAGCCTTAGCTATCTGCGGAAAACAACCAGTGAAAGATGACTGGTATTGGTGTTCTACGAGAAAAGGAAACAAACGCAATTTTATTCTCAGTTGGGGCGACGGTTTTAGATACGACAACATTCAGGACAGTGACGATTGGGTTCGCCCCGTGTCCGCTGCCTCTCTTAATTCACTTTAACCTTATAAATGATTACAACTATGGCAAAAGTATTTATAACAAAGTATGCCTTAACAGAAGGTATTAAAGAGATAGAGACAGATATTATTAGAAGTAGATTTGAAGATAGAGAATATGTAAGGGATGGTTTATGTTCTTACTTCCGTATAGGGGAAAACGCATTCACCGATAAATCCGAAGCGTTGAAAAAGGCGGAAGAAATGAAGATTAGGAAAATCGCTTCTCTTCGTAAGCAGATGGAGAAACTTGAGAAATTATCTTTTAAAGTTGAGGAGATTTGATTATGAAACGTGAAATAAAATTCAGAGGAAAAAGCACTGATACGGGGAAATGGATATATGGATTTCTCTCTTTTTTCTATACTGCCGGAAGGGACGAAAACGGACTTATCCTCACAGACAAGGCAAAGATATATTCTCCGGAAGACTGCCGGTGCGATGACGTATGGGCTGAAACTGTTGGTCAGTTCACGGGAGTTAAATACAATGATAGAGAAATATATGAGCATGATTTGGTTGAATGCGCTGGTGTACTATGTGAAGTAGTGTATAGTGATAAAATCGGTTCTTTTGTGCTATTAGAAGTTCTGTCTCAAAATCTTGGAAATAAGCCAATAGGACAAATGATAGATATGTTCGGGATTAGATATGTAGGTAATATTTACGACAGCCCGGAGTTATTGAAATAAAACAACCATGAGTAAATACATGAATTGGGAACTCTACGATAAACCACCTGAGGGTTTCTCCATTGACAAGCATACTGGTTCTCCTTTGACCGGATACGACTTTTACACAAACGGGAAAAGCGTCTTAAACGGAGGAGTAAGAATTCTTGTAAAATCTCTGAATGTTCATGTTAACAACATAGCAGACAACCACTACCCCGTGAAAAGAAACACTCCCAATAACAAAGAACCCAAACAAGACCCGATGATTAACCGTAATGTGCGCCAACGGGTAAATGTCTTTGCACGCGAGAGGTTTAAAGTAAAGCTACTACAAGAAATAGAATTTGATTTAATGGTGTGTCAACTCGAAGGCTGGAGTATGGGAAGCTACGTCAATGAGCTTAAGCAATTGATTGATGATGTTTATCGGAGAATGGTTAAGACAAAGAAAAGGAATAGCAAGACTATCAGTAACCCAAAACTTGAATTTAAAGATGAATGAATTATATATACCTCCACAGCGATTAAACCGCAACCCTATTAACGGGCGGTTTTTAAAAGGAAGTATCCCTCATAACAAGGGGAAGAAATGGGATGATTACATCCCTTCGCATAAAAGGGAAAGTATGATTAAAGGATTAGCTTTAGGGAGAACGGGAAACCCTAATATAGCGGGCTGCAATGCAAAGAAAGTAGTAGCCATAAAGAGCGGACGGTTACAAGGTGTTTTCCAGTCCTCTAACGATGCGAAACGAAAGACTGGCATTTGCGCCCGTAATATCAGGAATTGCTGTTCCGGAAAGCGTAAACACGCTGGCGGCTATCAATGGTTTTGGGAAAGCGATAATAGTTGGTGTGAATTAATTATAAATGAATAATATAACCATGAGTAAATTAGAGCACATCGCCACAATTGATTACTGCTACTGGCGATTGGAAAAGTTGAATGAGGCTCTTTCCAAGCCTAAATCGACTATGGAGCAGTTGGTTGATAAAGCCTGCGGTTATAATGAAGTAGAAGAAGTGAAAAAGGAAGCTATAGCCCTTTTGGAACAGATTGTTGAAAGTAAAAAGGCTATCGGTGTGAATTATTCGGGAGATAGCAAGTTCCTTGATAAATTAAAGAACAAAGAAACACATGAGTAAACTATACAAAGTAACCCTCTTCGGTAAATCATTCATTATAGGATGGTTCAGTTATGCAGATAAATGGTATCATAAATTTAGTATAATATATTGAACATGAAAAACAAAATCATAGCGAGCGTTATAGCAGCACTGTTCCTGCCTATGCTTATTTTCATACATTGGGCTATTGTTTATTTCTTGTCGGTTAGAATTGTATTAGCAATCGCAATGACGGTCAGCATAATTGTTGTGACATACAAGCTTTCCAAACTTTTACTTGACGAACATTCTAAAAAATGTAAAAGACCATGAGAAAAGCAGACAGAATAATCAGAGACAGACATTCCCGCATCCCGGACAAATACAAGAAGATTGACACTACGGTCAACGGGAATGCAGAAAGCCTTGCCGAACAACACAAGGAAGTGGAAAGAAGGCTATTCCCTCTACGCCTTAACAAGACCACTGTTATTTACGTCACAAAAGACAAACAAAATGAAGCATATGCAGCGAAGGCACGTAAACGGATGGGGATAGCAGAGCCGAAGAAACCTTTCGTTGACCCGCTTTCGGAAGAAAACATTACCAAGCTATACAAGGAAGAAAACATGCCGCCCCGCAGAATGGCTGAAATGTTGGATGTAAGTGTAAGGACGATATATCTAAGATTGGCTAAGTATGGACTTACAAAAGTGAAATGCAGATAACATGAAAGAGAATAATATTTTAAACAAAGAGATTTATGCAGAGGCTATGATAGCAGCCTCTAAGGTTGATTTCCTTGAAAGCAAGGATGAGATTAAGATGTATGCCACTTCGCTGTATAACGCAGTAATGTGGGGCAGAAATCATACGGTTAAAGCAAAAGAATTAGAGACACCAAGCTAATACCCTCACCAAAACGGCAAGCGGTATAACCCAATGGAGAACCCGTTCAAAGCGTTCTAAACGTTCCATTGGATAACCCGGAAAAGGCGGCAATAGTCCATGTAAAGGACATTGTCCGCCAATTCAAGCAGTTCATCTATGTAATCCCTTTTTCGCATCACGTTCAAGTTTTCTACGTTGTTGGCGGTTTATACCATTTGCTATGGCAAGGCTGTTCAGCGTCTCTTTCTGTTCGGGAGAAAGCATGTTATATACTTCTTCCCGTGATTTGCCTGATAAAATGGCTTGTACTATTTTCCACATAAGCTACGTCTGCAATGTTCACACAAAAATTTCTTCGCTACCGGGAACATCTTCTGTCCCACATATCCGCTAAGGTACTGCGCTTCTTCTCCATACGGGTCGATGCCGAACGCCCGTGAGATATGCCGGCATAGATGCCCCTTTTCATGGTCGAAAGAGTTTTGAAACTCTGCCGGGGAAGAAGTAAGGGCTATAACCATTACGGTCTGCCTGTTTCGGATATTGGAGTAAGTGATACCCGTATTCAGATTGCAGGAGCGCATGTTCTTATAGGCATTCGCCAAATCCATCCCCCTGCATCCTACCCGCTGAAGGTCGGCGATGATGCGGTCGGTATAATAGCAGTCCACCGCATAATATACACGCACTTCCCAATCATAATCCGGTATGTAAAATTCCTGTATTATCATAGGCTACATCATCTGTTCCCACATGATAGGATTGCCGGAGCCTATACAATCGGCATAGAACCGAGTGAAAGGCATTCCATTGTAAGTGTCCACATCATCTATGTAATCCTTAATGAACAATGCGAGATGTGCTTCGTCAGTGATAGAGCTTTTGTAGTAATCCGACTTCGCCATGTTTGCCACGTAAACGCTGTCGTATCCTGCGTCCTTCTCCAAGTTTACACTGTACTTTTTCAGAAGCTCCTCTACCTGCTCTTTGCTGATTGGCTCCAGCTTTTCTTCTTTACCCGTAGATTTGTTTTCCATCTTCATGCGGGAAACAGCCCATAGGCACATCTTCTTGCTGAAATGCCATCCGTACTGGCTGAGATAGTCAGCCATTGCAGGCGGTATTCTGTCGTATGTATCTAATCTTTGTTTCATATTTTCCTGATTTTAAGTGATTGGCAAAAGAGGGGAATAATCCCCTCTCCATTACATGAACTCTCCGTTGGCGCGTCTGCGTCTGCGTTCGCCCATATCATCACCGTAAGGCTGTGAATCGCGGCGTTCGTTGTAAACCGGATATTCCGGGAAGTAACCCGGCATGCGGCGTTCGCCCATATCTGAGCCGCCGCTATAGCTTCCACCGCGTGAACCACCGCTGTTACGATAGCCCATTTCACCGCCCTGCATCTCACGCATGGCTTTCTCGTAACCATAACGGCAACCCTCTCTATAGGCTTCTTCCATAGGATTACCGCCTCTCATACCGAAGTCACGGTCATATTCTCCGCGTCCTTCTTCCAATATTTCCCACATTCCCATATTATTTCTTTGTTTTAGATGTTTCAGCAACTCCGAGTTGTTCCATAAGCCGTTTGTTCAATTCCATAAGGTCGGACATGTTCTTGCTCATTTCCGCCATTTGCCCTTTCAGAGAGGATATTTCCTGCTCCTGACGTTGTTTCTCTGCAAATTCGGGGTTCAAGAGCGTCAGCATCTTGTCACATCCCGCAATGACGGAATTGTGGAAGTCCATGCTATTGATAATGTCTATGCTTTTCTGTTTCATAGAAGCGACCTCGTTGTTCATCGCATCACGAGAGCATGACACTACGATATTGCCGTTCTGTCCGAAGTCGGCTATATCCATGCCAGCAGGTAGATTTTGGAAAGTCGTGTTCTGCCCGTTGATACAGACAACGACGTCCACAACCATTTCCATTTGGGGCAACTGTCCCATAGGGGGTGCCATAGGATATTTCGGCTTGGGAGCGGAAACGCTGACTACCGGACCGTATTCGATAAACGGGTTAGCATCCTTATGAAGTATATACAACTGGTTATTGGTACGAAGTGATTGAAACATATTGGTTTGATTTTAAAGGGGAGTGGCTATTTCCATTTTGGAAACAACCACAAAGCCCCATGTTAACTACTTGCTCTTTTGAGCGGTTGCTTCTGCTGTCGGAGTCGGTGTCGATGCGGTTGTCGGACGATACCCACCGTTAACAAGGAACAGTTCGTTGGTGTACTTGTTATAGTGAATTTCGTAGATACCCGTTCCGGCAAGGTTGCCGACAGTCACCGGCTCATTGTTGTAAGCCAGCAACGGTCTTGCATCCCCGTTAGTCCCTATCAGTATCGGGAGTGTAGCAGTCGTACCGGCAGGTATTGCCTGGCGGAGACTGACATAGAAACCGCCTACATAGCTTCTGTTACGGAACGCATGGTTAGGAAGCTCCAAAGTCACGTTCTCCGTGCCGACCGTTACGGCTACCGTAGGAAGGGTATTGAAATTAGCCCTTCCAATAGTAGGGAACAAGAAAGGAAATCCTGTAAAAAAGTTAGGCCACATAATTACCCCCTTTCTTACCGGAATTAACCCCAGTAGTTGTTACAACCACAACCGCCACGTCCATACATTGCATCACCGGCGTAAGCACCGAAAGCCGCAGCACGGAAACAATCTGTGTTGATGGCTTGAATATTAGGGTAAACAACCGGAACAGTGTTAGGCATCTTGCATTTTATTCCATCGACATCGGACTGCAATGCCTGCAAGCCTGCTGCCAAAGGAGCAATCTGTTGTCCTACTGAATTCAGGATAGTAGCATTCTGGTTACGTTGGGAGATTTCAGCAGTCAAAGTGGCTTTTTCTGCTGTAAGAGCCGCAATCTTGTCCTGCAATGCCTGGTTCTGCATAGCGTCCAACTTCGCAAGGATAGCATTGGTATTGGCGGTCGCACCGTCACGCAATGAAAGAGCATTCTGATTGGCCGTGTTGACAAGCGCGTTGGTCTGATTGCACATCGCAAGCTGGTTCTCATAGCCCATTGTGGTAATGGCGTTCTGAGTCTTGCAGCAGCAATCTGCAATCTGAGTAAGAACAGCCTGATTTCCGGACTGGAATGCGTTGATGATTTGCTGGCTTGACATGCCCACCTGATTTCCTACATTGGCGATAAGTCCCTGGATGTTGCACAGGGCGCTCTGTAACTGTTGGGTAGAGCAGTTCAAAGAAGAAGCAAGCTGGTTGATGGCATTGCCATTGCCCTGAATGGCTGACATCAGGTATTCACGACCGACATCACCGTTAAGCTCGGCAGGCAGACCGCCACCATTGCCAAAGCGGTTGCCAAAGCCGTTGCCGCCCCAACAGAACCACAAAAGGATAATCCAAATGAACCACCACGAGCCGCCCCATTGGTCTTGGCTGCCACGTCCCTGGTTCAGTAAAGCGAGAAGTCCGGGGTCTACACCCTTGCTTCCCATCAAGTTGGGCAACATAGCCATGATGTCGAATTTGCTTCCGCCACCATTTCCGTTGTTCCCGTCTTGATTGAAGACATACGTTCTTTCCATAGAGATTTATATTTTGTATTACGGTCAAAATCAACCGCATCACAAAAGTATAAATACCGGTACTGCCATGAAATCAGTTGTTTCCCAACGCTTTCCTAATGTTTTCCCAATATATTCTCAACATTTTCCCGCCTTCCATACGTTCCTGGAAATTGGAAATCATGTAGTTTATCGCACGTTTGGTCTTGTGGATTTTAGGAGCTATCTGCGAAGGATACATTCCCCTTTCGATAAGCAACTGTACAAGCAAATAGCGGGCGTCTACGGTTTCCGTATCCTTATCCGAAGATAGTATCCGGCTGGCGGGTATTTCGGTCTCCTGCGCCACGAGATTAATTGTTTCGGCAAAGATTTCTGATTTACACATAGTTTTTCTGAATTTTATATTTATCTTTGCCCTGCCACATAAAACATGAGATTAAATGAACAAAGCATAAGATAATGCGTTGAAGATATTAAAGCCTCCAACGTGCATTGTCTTATGATTATCATGTTTTTATGTGGCAATATTAACGTGAAACGTTGGGGGCTTTCTTTTTACTCTAAGCCCCGAAAGAGTGTCAACTACAAGCCAACTTCTACATCGTTAATTTCTTTCTTACCATACAAATAGATTATAACTTATTCCTGCGCCTACGTACATGCCGCCCGGATACCCATATCCAGCCTGCAACCCTAATCCCCAACGCTTCTTCTTCGGTTTGATGGGAACCGGATGATAGATGTCATTCGTTACCGTCTGATAAACCGTCTTAGGAAAGACCTGCATACTATCCAGTCGCGGGTCTACATATCCACTCACCACCGCACGATACAGGCTATCTTCATACACAACCCGTTTGCGATGAAGCAAGGTATCACCTATACGTACTGTGTCATTCGGCAATATCTGCCAAAAGACCGCTATCGGTGCGGAGATAAGAACTGTATCAAGTTTGACAACCGTCTGTATCTTTGTTTCGGTACGTATTTCTGCCGGCAAAGGCTCGAGCCGGCGGAACCACGCCGCCACACAAGCGATGGCCAGCAATACAACTAATAGCCAGGGTAGATTTTTCATGACCTCAACAAATAATGATTTACAACCATACCTGCACATATTGCGGCAACTCCATACAGCAAGTCTATTTTGTTCCACTTGCCGTTATAGTAGTGGCAACGGTCGCTGTTCTCCTTGATAAAGAGCATCAGCAGTGCAGTACTGCCACCGAATACTATGGCGGTGGATAGATAGACCACCGCACCTAAGATGTTATTTCTCATAATTAATTTTATATTTATGATATTAAATTCATCCCGGCACTTCACGGTCCGGGATGAATATTGTAAGTACTTAATCTTCATTAAACGGATGCTCAAAATCATACGTCACGAATTCCGTTCTCTGGTTGCTGAGAATCCAATAATGGTTCTCTGCTAAAAATAGCCTCTCTCATTTTCGTAAAAATAATATTCCTTAATTTTGAGTTGGCGCTATGTAAATTTAGTTAATGAAATTTATCTTCTACCCGTGGTTCCTGTAGACTAATTGGAGCAAATCTTATAAGTGTATTGATTATAACATTGGCTATTTTCTGCCCTCCGATATTATTAGGATGAACTTGGTCGCCCAAATCTTTGGTTATTGTTAAAGTTGATATTCCACTTAACCCATTTACATCTATGACAGGAATGCCATATATTGCCGCAATATCTTTTATGACTTTACAGTAATCTAATATAGTTAGATTCTGTTTATTTTTGTATGGATAATCCGCATCTTCATACTTATTATAAAAGTTATGAGGCGTACATACAAAAATTTTAGCGTTGGGGATTCTTTTGATGATTTTTCTTATCATTAAGGCATAAGCGTAGTAAAAATGTGTCTCATCTCCATCATCTATACTCCCTATTTCAACACTACCTGAAATATCATTTGCTGATGCATAAATAATCAATATATCAGTATCAAGCGGTATAGTAGATACCCGCTCATCTCCACACATATAATCCTTTATTGATATTGTCCCCTCTGAAGGATTGCTTGCATGATAATATCCAGATTCATCAACAAGTTTGTTTTTATATCCAACTGATGTAACCTTAGACCCACCAATACCTCTGTTATAATGGTCAGCCATATTAAAATATTTCCATACATACTTCTGCCATGAAGCCAGTTCTACAATTGAGTCGCCAAACGATGTCATTTTCTTTCCGGAGAAAGCCATACGAAGTATCTCATCATGATTCATAGTTGAATCCATATCAATAGAATTGGGATTACAAGGGAAATAATGTAATGAAACAAAAGCATGAGTATTCTTGTTAAAGTTAAAGACAGCGTATCTATAGGCTGGGCTTTGGTTTATTTTAAGTTCCCGAAATGAATCTGTCTGATTGCCGGTATATCCAATATATGAACCATCTGATGTAAACAATGCTACGGAATAAGCATTTGTAAAAACAGTTTTTGCATCTTTTATATCTATAAGTTGAGTCGTATTATATTTCTCATTGACAGATAGAGAACCATTGGTTGTATTGTATCCTTTGATTAGAATTGATTCTGTTATTAAGTTTTTGCTATAATCCAAAATAGGAACTTCTGCAACTCCAAATTCTGTAAAACCTCAAATCCGCAACTAAGCTCTTCAGCGTCCTTCTTGCGTCTAAACGTCCTCTCATCACTGAATTAGCAGATAAATTGAGGCTGAAATACCCA